AACAAGTTCTTTAGAAAAGTAGCATCAGCTACAAAGCGAGATCTAGTAGAGGCAGAGCGCCCAGTACTAGGAATTATGATTAATCAATATAGAATGAAAATTGGAGTAATGCATGGAGACCCACGTACCACCCCAGGTGGTCTTGGAAAAGACTATGCCTATAGTATTAGAGCAGAAGTTAAACGTGATGACTGGTTGGAGGTTGGAACTGGCCAGGATAAGCGCCGTGTTGGACAAACTATCCGTGTTAGAACCATTAAAAACAAGACCTTCCCACCACAGCAAACCGCGTATCTAGACTTCTACTTCTCAGATGGTGGACCAATTGAAGCAGGTGGATTTGATACCGGCAAAGAGATTGTGGCATTATCTATTCTTAATGGTATTGTAGATCGTCGTGGTGGCTGGATGTACTACGGCGAACGTAAGTGGCAAGGTGCTCAAGCGTTGATCGATTCTCTTCGTGAAGAAGTAGAATTGAGGGATGAGATCAGTCGTGCTGTAATGGACACGTTGAAGTCAAGCCCAGTTCTTATGATCGAAGCAAACGATGAAGAGTGAAGGCCAGAAACAATCTTTAAAGCATGAAAAACGTTTGGAAAAAATAGCAGGTGGTAAGCGCAGTGCCGCCTCTGGTGCATTTTGGTCTCGTAAAGGAGATGTCAGAAGTGATGATCTCCTCATCGAACATAAGTGGACTGGTAAGAAGTCTGTGACTATTAAGTCAGAGGTACTTCAAAAGATTACAAAGGAAGCAATACTAGATAGCCGTACTCCGGTTCTAGGGCTTCACCTTGATGGTGAGAATTACGTCGTTCTTTTAGAGGAGGATTTCTTTGAATTACGTAATTCAATAAGAGGTGAATAGTGCGTTACAGCGATGACCCCAGCTGGACTTGGCGATATCAAGCAAAGTGTCGAGGAGAAGATACAGAAATATTTTTTCCACCACGAGACAAAGCTTTATATAAGCCTATAGCTGATAGGGCTAAAGCTATCTGTTGGGGTACAGATGGCAAGCCAGAGTGCCCGGTTAGACAAGAGTGTCTAAAGGAGGCTATAATGAATAATGAGCTACATGGAATCTTTGGTGGTATGTCACACAGAGAACGCAACGCAGCTCAGCGCAAGTACGAGAAGCAGGGGCTCACTCTTACTGAGTGGTTGGAGAAAGAGGGCAGAAAGTATGGCAAAACCTAAGACAATAGCCAGCAAAGATTTAAAGGCATTCCTTAATACGAGTAAGAGAGAAACTCGTCTTATGGGTGCAGTAGAACGCCACGTGCTGTCAAAGCCGTTTGATGATCGTGATATGAGTTACATTCATCCATCAGATATTATTAAAGAAGATTGGTGTGCGTTAGCACAGTACCACGCTGTAACCGGTAACTATACGGAGACACGTGATAAGACTACAGCTCGTCTTGCCTCTATCTTTGAAGAGGGACATACCATCCACGCTAAGTGGCAAAATTGGTTTAGAGAGATGGGCGTTCTCTATGGTATGTGGGGAGACAAGACCGGAACTTCTTGGGATTTGTCTACAAACATACACCCTAGCGTTGGCTATAGAGAAGTACCGTTACGTAGTGACAAGCACATGATGCGTGGCCATGCCGATGGTTGGATCAAAGGTCTAGGCGATGATTGCCTCATTGAGATTAAGTCTATTGGTTCAGGAACGCTACGCTTTGAAGCACCTGCCATTCTTCAGCAAGCTAACGGAGACATTGAGCAGGCTTGGAAGCAAGTCAAGACTCCTTTCCGTATGCACCAACTTCAAGGCCAGGTATACCTACATCTTTGCCACTTGATGGTTGAAGAAGGCCTTCTTGAGGTTGCTCCTAAAGAGATTGTATTTATCTATGAACTTAAAGCCAACCAAGATTACAAAGAATTTGTCGTAGCTTACAACCCAGAGTTTACTAAAGAGATCTTTGATAAAGCTTTGGATATAGCATGGGCAGCAGAAAACAAACGACCACCTATGTGCAGTATTGACCCTGCTACCGGGTGTAAGCGTTGTGCACCATTTCAGGAGGCAAAGTGAGTATCAGTAGAGATGTTCTTGCAGCAGTAAACGAACTTGGGTTCTCGTTAACTCCTAAACCAGAGGTAGACATCCCTATGTTGCCTCGTGATATTACAGAGTTAGACGACGAAGGTCTTATGGATCTATTCGTGCAGTTTACCCAATGGAATGATCACCTTGCCGGTGCTCAAGCCATTGCTATTATTAATGAGCGTGAGGCACAGCGCAACCTGGATAACGCAGAAGCTAAGGCAATGCTAAAGCATTGGACTGGAGCTAAAGGTGACCGTGTTGCCTTGGTAAAAGCACAGATTGCAGATAGCCAGGACATTCAAGACCTACAGCACGAGTTAGATATTAAGTACGCTTTTCGTAAATTGATCGAGACTAGAACTAGTAACGTAGAACGAGACTCTCAGCTTGTGTCTCGTGAACTTACACGCCGTACCTCAGATGGTGGGGGAATGAGAGCTAGAACACGGAGATTCAACACATGATCATTGGACTAACAGGCTACGCACAATCTGGAAAAGATACTGTTGCTAATATCTTAGTTAATAACTATGGATATACACGTGTTGCTTTTGCTGACAAGATCCGGGAGTTTCTTTACGAGACCAACCCTATGTATGATTCTATTGTCGGAGAGCCACTGTTTGTACGGGCTAAGGTAGACCGTGACGGGTGGGAAGAGGCTAAGAAGTCTCCTCACATTCGCCGTTTACTTCAGACCTCTGGCGTAGCAGCTCGTAAAGTATTTGGCGAAAACTTTTGGGTACAGCAGGCTCTAAGAGATGTGCACTTTGAGGGTAACTATGTTATTACCGATGTTCGTTTTACCAACGAAGCGGATATAATTAAGAAGTACGATAACGCTCAGCTGTGGCGAGTAAAGCGCCTTGGTGTTGAGGCGGTTAACAGCCATGTCTCAGAGCATGAGTTAGATGGCTACCCAGTAGACCAGATCTTTATTAACAATACAACTATTGAGGACCTAGAACTTCTAGTAAAGACAAGGATGGCAGGATATGCCAAGTCAGCATAGGAAACACCGTGGATACAGATCTCAAAAAGTTGTTGCAAACTACCTTGTTGAGCATGGCTTTCCGTTTGCGGAATCCACAGGTGCTGGTAGGCCTGGAACTGATATTACCGGCACTGTGGGTATTGACTGGGAAGTAAAAGCACGCAAGGATTTCAGCCCTAGCACGGTCATTAAGCAGCTTAAAGATAGGTCTGACGGTAAAGATCTACCTGTAGCTGTACTGCGCTTAAACGGGCAGGGAGAGGCCTCTATTGGGGAATGGGTGACACTCCTTAGATTAGAAGACTTTGTAAATCTTTTAAGAGCCGCTGGTTATGGAGACCCTGTAGAGACAGCTTAAGGTATAGTTTCCCTAGGTGGGCACATACCTTAAGGACTACAACTCGTGAATGAAAAAGATACAGAAGAAAAGTTCCTGCGTGTAAGCGCTGGATCTAACGCACAATCCGTCGGCTCAGCTATCGCACATGCGCTATATGAATCTCCACAGATTAAGCTACGTGCAGTAGGAGCCTCAGCAGTAAACCAAGCAGTAAAAGCAATCGCCATTGCTAGAGGATACGTAGCCCCTAGAGGACTAGATCTTAGCTGTCGCCCAGGTTTTACAACCGTGGAGTCGAGAGACGGATCTATCTCCGCAATTGTATTTACTATCTCGGTCAATTAATATAGAGCTCTCTAACAGATAGGTACCATAATGGCAAAGTCAGAAGTAGACGCTGCGGCAGCCGCAGGAAATACACAAGGTCGCAAGACAATGGGTGATGAAGGACGTAAGTTCACTTCACCATCAGCATCACCACAGGCCGGCACACTTGTTCCTAAGAAAAACACAGCAGCCGGAGATCCAACTGCTGCAGGCACAAAAGCTAACCGTGTAAACGAAGCTCGTGTTCCTGGCGCAGAACGTAAGGGTGCAGCATATTCAATTAAAGCAACATACATGAAGCAAACAGACCCATCAGCTGGAATGACTCAAGCTAACGGTCGCATTGTTTCTCCATCAGTCACTCGTCAGAAAGACTCTTGGGCACAAGGAATTGAAAGTTCCTACTAAATAGTATACAATGATAATAGGGCCTTTTAATTAAGGCCCTATTATTAGCTGGAGGGCGCTATGAGTTTAGATGCTTTGTATTCAAAAGCAAAAGAAGAGAACACTTACGTTATTGGTAAGTGTGTTGTAGGTCAATGGGCTATACTCCTGCCCGAATCAGATATCAAGGCCTTTGAAGAATCTTTAAATGATGAGGACTTCAGTACACGTAGTCTTCACACTCTTTACAAAAATGCTGGTGCAACTTTCGGTCTAACGTCTCTTAAAGAGCATAGAAATGGGAACTGTTCATGTCGCTAAATGATGCATATAATAACGCTAAAGAAGAGGCTGCTGCATCTAGTGGCTTAAGTTCTATTGATAAACTGCTTAAGGCTAACGGCCTAAGCCCAGAAGATGTAGGTAAGATCAGTAAGGTCAGCCTCTCTTCTAACCCAGATGATACTAAGATCATTCTTTCTCCTAAGTGGAGTGAAGGTCCTGCCTGGCAACCAGTGCAGCCAGCAGATCCAGTTATCGTTAATCCAAAAATTCCCCAGACCCCTGCGCTGATAAGCAGTGGCTGGAAAGTAGCTGTTGCACTACCAGATCCACAGATTGGTTACCGTCGCTACGAAGATGGTTCCCTAGATCCATTCCACGATGAAGCTGCAATGGATGTTGCTTTACAAATCGTCGGACTCGATCACGGTCACACAGTGGCCCAAGTTATTAACCTAGGAGACTTCCTAGACCTACCTATGTATGGTACTTACGAACAGGAACAAAACTTTGCACACACAGCTCAACTTGCTATTAATCGTGGCCACCGTTTCCTTGCTGAGCAGCGTGCTAATGCCGGGATGGATGCGAGAATTATCCTTCTTGAGGGCAACCATGATAAGCGTCTCACTCGTTTCGTTAATAATAACGCTGCTGCTGCTTACGGTATTAAAGTAGCAAACATGCCGGAAACATGGCCGGTACTAAGTTTACAAAATCTATTACGTTGTGATGAGTTAGGGGTTGAGTTTATCGATGGATACCCAGCTGCTGCACATTGGATTAATAAGCGTTTACGTGCTATGCACGGTGATCGTGCTAATGCGTCTGGCTCTACGGCTGCCCAGTATGCAAATTCGAATCCTAACATTTCCACACTTTTTGGTCACACGCATCGCATGGAACAACAGAGCAAGACGGTATTTGATCGTGACCAGTCGATTAAGAGTGTTTCTTTTAGCCCAGGATGCCTATGCCGAGTTGATGGCGCAGTACCTTCTGTCAAGGGCGGGGTCGATGTCAAGGGACAAGCTCTACAGTATTTTGAAAACTGGCAACAAGGTGTAAGCGTTATCTTCTTTAAAGACGGAGATGACGATAGCTTCCACTTTGACCAGGTTCATATTCACAAGGGTAAGACAATGTATCGTGGTCAAGAGATTATGTCCACAGTAGATAAGTTTGGCACTCCGCTATAGTTTACCGTGTAAAAACAGTGCTATAGCCACCAGGCCAATAAAAAAGCCCCCTAGCAATAGGGGGCTTTCTTATTTACTTTTAACGGTTTGCCCACCAGTCTCCGATAATTACTGCCGCAATTATTGAAGCAATAAATATTCCTTGAAAAGTGACGTGCGTTAAGTAATACATTACTTACCGCAGCAAGCACACTTAGCTGTTGCTACTGGAGCTGCTACTGCTGCCCCTGCTGCCTTAAACTTTGGGCGACCAAAGCCAACAATTGAAATCATTACGCCGGCTTTGTTTTTCTTGTATGCACGAAGTTGTTTGCAAACTTCTCCGCCATTTCGCTGACTTCCAGACTTCTTTGAAGATGTGTTTCCTTCAATACACCATACAGTGCCATCGCCATTGTCTTTTACAACAATTCCAACGTGACTGATACGGTCGACGCCATCTGAAGGGAAATCAAAATATGCGATATCTCCAGCGTCTGGATCTGCAACGTCTCCGTCGATCCATGCGTTAGCCTTCTTAAATGCTGCTGCTCCGCTAGGTGTGTAAACGGTATTAGGTACCTTTACTCCAGCTTCATTAGCGCACCAGTTTACAAAAGATCCGCACCAAGGCTGAAAGTTAGCTTTCATAAACTTGCCGTATTTTGTTTCGTTATCCTTAGGGCCTTCAATAACCCCTAGTTCTGCTGTAGCAACTTCAATAAGTCGCTTTGCTGTTCCTTGTTCTGTCATTAGTCTTTGTCCCAATCTTCATCAACTGGCTGCTCATCAGGAACTTGTCCTTCTGGCTTACCCGTAACTTCTGGTTCTGTTGGTTCTGGTTCTGTTGGCACTGGTGCAGCTGTTGGTTCTCCAGCAGCATTACCCATATTAGCAACTTCATCAGCCCCGCTCTTACCAATCAAGATACCCGCAAGAGTTCCTGTGATAAATGTAGCAATGCTTCCAAGAACGTTAAAAAACATCTTGTCATTTTCTGATTGAGCGCCAATTGGCTGTGTTACAAATAGAAGTCCGTAAAGGATTCCACCTGCTGTAAATAGCAAAATTAGGCCTAAGATTGTTCCTAACAAAAACTTAAGTCGAGCGTCTAGCTCACTCTGTGTATAGCGTTGTTTACTCATTTGGTATTCCTATTTCTGTAGTAGCTGTAGAGCCCTCTATTTTTACTAAATCTTCTGGGCAAATTTGTGATGCAGTGCAGATTGGAGGCTTGCACTCAGCCTTTTCCCAATTAACTGGATCCTGGCATGGGTATCTAAATCCACCGTCATAACCACAGCTTGAAAGGGTAAGCGCTAACATACATGTTAGCATAAGTTTTTTTAACATTAGTCTTCATCCTTTGGGTTACGAAGGGGGTAGGTAACTGCCCAGGCAAACAATGTGCCCATGATTGCATAGCCAACAACGGTCTTGGCAGATCCGTCAAGGACAACCCAGGCAATAAACATGCCTAACAATGTCCATAGTTGGTCAACCATGTCTCTTAATATTCTCAAGGTTTACGTCTCCTAACG